TGCTTGAGAAGTACAAGGCGGGAAAAAGCCAGACCGAGAGCCGTATCCTGGCATCGGAAAACTGGTGGAAACTGCGCAATACCGTCGAGGAGAAGAAGGTGACGAACATTGGCGGTGACGGCGGCTTTGCCAGCGTGTCCGGGTGGCTGCACAATGTGATCGTCAGCAAACATGCGGATGCCATGGAGGCGTACCCCGAGCCCAATATCCTGCCCAGAGAGGAAGCGGACAAGGGTGAGGCAAAGAAGCTTTCTGCCATCGTGCCCTGTGTTCTGGAACAGAATAACTTTGAGGCTACATACTCCGATTCCGCATGGCAGAAGCTGAAAACTGGCACCGGCGTTTACAAGGTGGTGTGGGACAGCGGTAAGCTTCATGGTCTGGGAGATGTGTCTGTGGAGCGGGTAAACCTGCTGAATATCTACTGGGAGCCCGGTGTGACCGATATCCAGCGCAGCCGCTATTTCTTCCACACGGAACTGATGGACAAGGATGTGCTGGAGCAGCAGTATCCCCAGCTGGTGGGCAAGCTCAAAGGCAAATCGTTTATGAGCACAAAATTCCTGTATGACGATCATGTGGACACAGAGAACAAGCACACGGTGATCGAGGTCTACTATCACAAGTTCGTAAACAGCAGAAAGACCCTGCAATACTGCAAGTATGTGGGAGATCAGGTGCTGTATGCCACAGAGAACGATACCCAGCCTGTGGTGGACGCGGTCACCCAGCAGAGCAAAGGCTCTATGGCGCTTACCGGCCTTTATGACCACGGAAGGTATCCGTATGTGTTCGATGCCCTTTATCCCATTGAGGGCAGCCCCTGCGGCTATGGCTACATTGACATTTGCCGCAATCCCCAGACTGTAATCGACCTGCTGAACACCAGTTTCGTAAAGAATGCCATGGTGGGTGCTGTTCCCCGGTACTTCAATCGGCAGGGCGGTGGTGTGAACGCTGACCAATTCCTGGATCTGAGCAAGCCGCTGGTGGATGTTTCCGGCAACATTGACGAGAACGCCCTGCGCAGGATTGAGCATGACACGCTGGACAGCAACTATATCGCTGTGCTGGACCGCACCATTCAGGAGCTGCGCGAGACCAGCGGCAACACGGAAACCAGCACCGGCAATATCAGCTCCGGCGTGACCGCTGCTTCGGCTATTGCGGCTTTGCAGGAGGCATCCGGCAAGGGAAGCAAGGACAGCACCCAGACTTCCTACCGCGCATACTCGCAGATCGTAGACCTGTGCATTGAGCTGATCCGGCAATTCTACACTTTGCCCAGGCAGTTCCGCATTGTGGGCGAGTATGGCATGCAGGAATATATCAGCTACACCAATGCAGGCATCCTTCCCCAGCACCAGGGCAATGACTTCGGTGAGGATATGGGCTTCCGGCGGCCTGTGTTCGATATCAAGGTATCTGCCCAGAAGAAGAATGTGTACACCAAGGTGAGCCAGAACGAGCTGGCGCTGCAATTCTTCCAGCAGGGTTTCTTCAACCCACAGATGACCGATCAGGCGCTCATGTGTCTGGAAATGATGGACTTTGACGGCAAGGATGGCATCATGCAGAAGGTGGCCCAGAATGGCACTCTGTTCCAGAAACTCTTGCAGTACATGCAGATGGCGTTGTCTTATGCACAGACTGCTGAGCCGGATGCTGCCGAAATGATCGCCCAGGATATCATGCAGACCATGGGTAGTGCAGCTCCCATGGGTGGTGGCAGCGCGCAGATGTTCCAAAGCGACAATATCAAGGGCATTGGCAAGAATGAACCTACCCATGTTGCAAACGCAAGAAGCCGCTCCAACGAGGCGTCGCAGCCCGACGGCGGCAAGGTAACAGCCAAGAAGGAGGGCAAATAATGATAAAAGCAGTATATTACCGGAAGTATAACCGGCTGACTGTGAGCGGGCATGCGGGCAGCGGTGAGCCTGGGCATGACCTTGTATGCGCATCCGCATCCGTGCTGGCATACACCCTGGCTGCCAATGTGGCCAATATGGCAGACCACGGACAGGTCCGGCAGCCGCTTATCCGTATGGAGGAAGGGGATACGGAGATCAGCTGCAGCCCCCGGCACAACCTCAAGGCCTCTGTGACTCTGGTATTTGACTCGGTTTGTGTGGGCTATGAACTCTTGGCACATGACCATCCGCAATATGTAAGCTACGAGATCCGGCAATGAGAAAAGGAGGGGGAAATCCCCTCCTTTTTTACGTCGGCGGAGGGATAGCGAGAGGGGCGCTTATTGTTGTATCGTGTACGCAGAGCCATTCTTCATCTCCTTTTCAAACCGCCTGCCCCGGGGCGGAAATGCCGGGGCCAGACATGTATATGAGCCCAGGCAAGGGCTTTTTATAGGACCCGCCGGACCTAAGCGGCAGATTATATCGGAGGATTTACTCATGTTCAAAGACAAATGGCTGAATTTGCAGCTGTTCGCCGGTGAAGGTGCCGGGGATGGCGGCGGAGAAGCAGCCGCAACGGGCGATGCAAGTGCCGTCGCCGGGCACCAGAGGCTGCTGGAATTGGGTGTTCCGGCGGACAAGATCAGAAAAAACAGGGCGTACAAGCTGAATACTCCCGCGACAAAGCCTGCCGCAGCTGAGCAGGGGACGGAACAGGAGCAGAAGCCGGAGCAGGCCGCCGCTGCTGAAAACCCCGCGGAAGAGAAAAAGACCGAAGCCCCCGCTCGTATGAGCTGGGAGGAGATCATTGCAGACCCGGAGTACAACAAGCAGATGCAATCGACCATTCAGGCTCGTTTGCGGACTGCAAAGGACGCCGAGGATAAGCTGGGAAAGCTTGCTCCCGCGCTAGAGCTTCTGGCCAGAAAGCATGGCCAAGACCCTGCTAAGATCGACTATGACGCGCTCGCAAAGGCCATCAGCGATGACGAGAGCTTCTACGAGGATAAGGCCCTGGAAATGGGTGTTTCCGTAGAGACCGCCAAGCGGATCGACCAGCAGGAGCGTGACACAGCCAGACAGCAGCGTGAGCAGGAGCGCACTCTTGAGCAGCAGAAATTCCATCAGCACATCGTGAAGATGGAGCAGCAGGGCGAGGAAATGAAGAAGGTGTTTCCTAACTTCGACCTTCGCAAAGAGCTGCAGAACCCGGTGTTTGCCCGTATGACCTCTCCCAATGTGGGTGTCAGTGTCCAGGACGCATACTATGCCGTTCATCGCAACGAGATCCAGGCAGCCGCTATGCAGGTGACAGCGCAAAAGACAGCGCAGAAGATCTCCAATGCGATCCAGTCAGGCAGCCGCCGTCCTTCTGAGAATGGCACCTCCGGCCAGGCCCCTTCCGTGACTACATTCGATTACAGGAGCATGAGTCCCGAGCAGCGCAAGGCGCTTAAGGACCGTATTCGCTCCGGGGAGAAAATCTATCCCGGTCAAGTGTAACTGCGGAATTTTCTCCCTCTGAACAAGCGTTTTATCGGAAGGAGAAATTACAAATGAAAAAGCTTATCTACAATCTGCTGGCCATTGCCATGAACCTGCAGCTGTTCGCTGAGGCTGGTACCCTGGTCAACACTACCGTCAACTACGCCAATGCCTACGATGGCAGCAAGGGCGAAGCCTTTGACGGCACCAACTCCCTTTCCGGCGAGCTGAAGGTGTTCTATGACACCGAGTTGCTGGAAAATGCCCGCGTGGAGATGTTCTACGCACAGTTCGCCAAGAAGCAGACCCTGCCTGCCAACCACGGCACTACCGTGGAGTGGCGTAAGTGGAACACCTTCGCCAAGGCTGGCCAGCTGCAGGAAGGCGTGATCCCCACCGGTCAGAAGTTCGGTATGAGCTCCAAGACCGGTGCCATCAACCAGTACGGTACTTATGCCGCTATCTCCGACAAGCTGGAACTGCGGGCCTACGATGACACCATCCTGGGTGCCACCGAGGAAATGGGCGCTTCCGCTGCGGAAGCGCAGGAGACTCTGATCCGTGACGGCCTGCTGGTCAACACCAATGTGCTGTACTGCGATAACATCACTCTGTCCACCGGCGCTGTGGCCAGCACCCCCACCGCCCCCGATGAGATGGAAGCAACTGCTGCCATTATGAGCATGTTCACACCCGATATGGTGGCAAAGGGTGTGACCATCATGAAGAAGAACCGCGTGCCCACCATCAACGGCAAGTATTACTGTGTAATTAGTCCCTCCGTTGCCTACGACCTGCGTAAGAGCAAGGACTGGATTGAGGCCCACAAGTATGCTGCCACCAGCGAGATCTTCAACGGTGAGATCGGTGAGCTCCACGGCTGCCGCTTCATCGAGAATGTGTTCGCTCCCATCCTGGGCGGCGACTACGCCAACAAGGCCGGTACCGTGACCTATGCCAACTATATGTTTGGCAAGGATGCCTTTGGCATCATCGACCCTGAGGGCGGTGCGCTGGAAATGATCGTGAAGGACAAGAGCCAGATCGGCGGTCCTCTGAATCAGTTCAGCACCATCGGCTACAAGTTCGAGACCAACGGCGCCACCATCTTGTACACCGAGCGTCTGCTGCGTATCATGAGCTGTTCCAGCTACAGCGCAACTGAC